ATAATGAAGACAATCAATTACTTGTAATTGGTAAGCTCGCAACCCCGTACCCTATCCCTTCTAATACAGATATTACTTTTATTGTGAGGTGGGATAGTTAAATTCTATTTACTATGACTACTGTGTGGTTTACTTACGAAAATGATAAGATTAGAGAGTATGATACGGTGGAGAAATTCCCTGAAAACTGTGTCGGATTTGTGTATAAAATTACGAATATTAAGACTGGAAAGTTTTATATCGGTAAGAAATCCCTTTATTCTAACACTAAGAAAAAGCTAACTAAGAAAGAGATAGCCGAACATGAAGGACCTGGGAGAAAACCAAGCTCTAAAAGGGTGATAAAGGAATCCAACTGGTTAACATATTGGGGATCTAATAAGACTATTCTAGAAGAAATTAAAAAAGACGGAACAGAGCCTTTCCGCAAAGAAATACTTAAATTTTGCTTTAATAAAAAGCAGCTAACCTACTGGGAGGTGCATTTTCAGTGTATAGAAGGAGTTCTATTCTCAGATAAATCCTACAACGATAACGTACTTGCAAAGTTTTTTAGGAGAGATTTGGAAAATTCATAATAATTTCCTATTTTTAGTAGTAAATAGAGGTTATAAATGGAGAATTTCCGTCTAGTTTTAGGGCTTTTGCAGAGCCTTTTAGGTAAGCCTAAGCCTTCTACTAAAGGTAATTATGCCTTTCACTGTCCTTTCTGTAAGCATCATAAGCCTAAGCTAGAGATTGATCCTAAGACAGGATTTTATCATTGCTGGACTTGTCAACCCGCTACTAAAGGTAGAAATCTAGTATCTTTACTTAAGAAATTACATGCTAGCCCTGCACAGATTACAGAAATGCGAGGGTATTTCCCTGACGGTAAGAGAGATGTCGACGAAAAAACTTATACCGTTGTACAATTACCTAAAGAGTTTATTGCTCTAACCCAAAACAGTACTAAACTTTCTTATCGACAAGCAAAAGCCTACCTTAACAGGAGGGGAATTACTGAAGAAGACATTTTAAAATATAATATAGGTTATTGTGAACAAGGAAAGTATGCAAATTCGGTAATCATACCTTCTTACGACAGGAATGGCCGTATAAATTACTTTATATCCAGATCGTTTGAGAAGGATCCTGCACGTAAATATAATGCACCTTCTTGTAATAAGAACGAATTGATAGGATTTGAATATTACATTAACTGGAAAGTACCTGTTGTATTATGTGAAGGTATTTTTGATGCTATTGCCTTGAAGAGAAATGCAATACCTTTATTCGGTAAGACTATTCCTAAGGCTCTTATGATGAAGCTTGTAGAGAATGACGTAAAAACTGTATACCTAGCCCTTGATAACGACGCCTTGAAGGAGGCTATAAAGTATTCTGTAGAGCTTTTGAACATGGGTAAGGATGTTTACTTGATTGAACTCAACAGTAAAGATCCTTCCGAGATAGGATTTAAGGATATGACCACATACCTACATACAGCCAAGCAGCTTACCTTCAAGGATTTACTTTTGAAAAAAATGCAACTATGATAATTGAACAAAGAAGCCCGGAGTGGTTTGAAATGAGAAAAGGTAGAATAACAAGCTCAGAAATCCATAAGATAATGGGCAAGGAAGACTTTAGCGAGACAGCTAAGACCTACCTTCTTGAAAAAGTATGTGAACATTTTAACGGCTATAGCGAACCCGCTAGTGGTCAAGCCCTTGACTGGGGTACAGAATTAGAGCCTGTTGCTATTCAGTACTACGAAGAGATGACTGGTGTCAAAGTAGACAAAGCTCCCTTCCTTCCTATAGGTGATTTTTACGGAGGATCTCCTGACGGACTAATTTCTACTGAAGGTATTATTGAAGTAAAGTGTCCTTTTAAGTCTGCAAACCATTTTAAACATGGTTTTATAGATTCACCTGCTAAGTTTAAGAAAGCAGTACCTAATTACTATTACCAATGTGTATCAAATATGATATGTGCAGGTGTAAAGTGGTGTGATTTTATTAGCTTTGATCCTAGAGTTAAAGATGGATATCAGATGTTTATTTTTAGACTAGAATTAGATCAAGAAGAAGCTGATAAAGTAAGAGAAAGGGTAGAGACAGCTACACAGTATATGAAAGACCTTAGAGCAGAAATAGAATCTACACGTCCAAAGTACTTAGCCGGATAGCTATTTATAATCAGTATGATTAACGCTCAATTATTAGGTAAAAGAATAGCAGAAGCTATTATAAATGAACCCGGTCCGTGTTTTTATCCCGGTAGATTTAAACCGCCGCACAAAGGACATTTCGAAGCTGCTAAGAATCTAGCAAGCAGAGACTATGTGCAAATGGTATATATCATTATAAGTAGTAAAGTTATTGATGGTATTACACCTGAAGATTCTCTCGCTATTTGGAATATTTATTTTGATGCAGAACCTAACCCTAAGATTACAGTGAGGATATCTACAGAAGAATCTCCAATAGTTGACATCATAAAATACTTAAATAAGAATAAGCAAGTAGATCCTGTATATGTTTCTATAGGTGATGACGAAGTAGATGATGTAAACTACGGTACCTCCTTACAAAAACAGTTTGGAGATAGAGTTAAAGTAATTAAGGTTCAAGAAAAAGCAGGTAAAATTACAGCTCCGTACGTAAGAAACTTATTAGCAGCTGGAGACTATGAAGGCTTTATTGAAGCCGTACCCGAGTCTGCGTATAACCGAGGCGCTGGACCTGAGGTATTTAAAATGCTAGCACCAAAAACCGAAGCTTAATGGACCAGAGAAAACTTGATACATTAAAACACTTTATTCGCTACTGTAAGAAAGAGCTTAACATACAGTCTTTACCTCAAATCTCTATGGTAAAAGATAAGACCTTTGTTAGTGACCGTAGATCTTTTGGCGAGTATCACCCGAGCGAAATGACAGTAAAAGTTTTCTGTCAAGGTAGGAATCTAGCTGATATATGCAGGAGTTTAGCACATGAATTAACCCATCACCGTCAACATGAATTAGATTTAATTTATAACCAAGCAGGTGAAACGGGAAGCGATATTGAGAATGATGCAAACGCTATGGCAGGAATTATTATGCGAGAGTACGGTAAACTAAATCCAGGTGTTTACGAGTTAGATTTTATATGATTACATTAAAAGATATACTTAAAGAAGTTATGAACGGTTATAAATTATATTGTGATTTAGATAGCGTGCTTGTAGATTTTAACCAAGGGTATAAAGACTTGACTGGAGATTATCCACCACCGCCTGAAGCACCTGTCGATAAGAAAGCTTTTTGGAAACCTATCGATCAGTCAGGGGGAGATTTTTGGGCTAATCTAAAATGGATGAAAGACGGTAAACAGCTTTGGGATTATATTGCTTCCTTTAATCCTGAGATACTATCTTCGCCTTCTAGTAGTCATACCTCGATTGAAGGTAAGAATAGGTGGATGGAAGAACACTTGCCGGGCGTGAAGTTAAACCTAGTACAGTCAAAAGAAAAACAGGTAATGGCCGAACCGAACGCTATCTTAATTGACGATAGACAAGATATCTGTGATAGATGGGAAACAGCAGGAGGTATAGCCGTTCATCATACTGATGCTCTTAGTACTATTAATAAATTAAAAGAACTAGGTCTAAAATGATACGACTTAACCGCATAGTAGAAGAGATTACTGAAGCAGGAAAGATTGAAAATCCTTATTTATGGGACTACGATTTTGAAGACGATGACGGAAATATATTCTATTCTTTTAGCACCCCAAAACATACCTACAGTGTAGCATTTACTCCGCAAGGGGTAGATCGCTACCAACTTTTTTTTAATACAGAAGGTGATATGGGTCAAGATACAGAAGAAGGAGTAGCTTTGAGAGTACTCTCTACAGTATCGCAGATTGCTAACAACTTTATTAAAGAGCGTCAACCTATTGAAGTAATTTTCAGTCCAATTAAGACAAAAGGAACCGAGGATAGTAGGAGATTTAACGTATACAAACTTTACTTAGAAAAAAACTTACCGTCAGACTATAAGCTATTGACAATAGACAATACTTTTCATTTGATGAAAAAATAACGTTATGGAAAATAATCTCAAAAAAGAGTTTAATCCTCGTGATGTACAGAGGATGAGAAATATTATTACTGGTAATACCGGTGATAAAACTCAAATACAGACCGGGTACGAGAAGCATAAACAAGCACACAAGGAAGGGGATATTTGGGAGGAAAACGGTAAAAAATGGACTATTAAAAAAGGTATCAAACAAACCGTAACCAAGCTAGACGAAATTAAGAGACTTACATTAATGCCTTTCTCTTGTCCTAATTGCGGACAATTAATGAAAGTCGACGAGTATAATAAAAAGATGTGGGGTATTCATCAGATGTGTTTTGACTGTGTAATTAAAATGGAGACTGAAATCAAGGGAAAAGGGAAATGGGATGAGTATGTCGGAAATATAGTTAATAAGAGTAAGAATGCTGAATTAGATGATCTAGAACAAGCATTAGAACAGTGGGTAGACGAAGAAGATAGCTTTGTTTCTGAAGCAGGGGAGATAGAAAAATGGGGCGGAGGCAATAAAAAAGCCATCTATAAACAGGTCAAGGAAGAGATCGCTGAACTAAGAAAGCGAGATATTTATAATGGAAAAAATCCATAAAAATGCCGTATACTCATAAGAAAGTTGGCGACCAATACGTAGTTTACAAAGGAAGTAAGAAGGTCGGCGCCACTAAAGGTACAAAAGAAGCTCTCAAAAAATACCTAGCTGCACTTCATATTGCAGACGAAAAGACTACTAAAGAATCTAAAAGTTTGAAAGAATCTATGGGAATGGGAATGCCTTCAATGGGAAATTCATGGGAACATCCAGGATGTGAAGATGAAATCGGTAAGATATTCGTGGTTTTAAAGCCATCTCCGGAGTCTGCTCCACAGGATATCGTACATCAAACACATGCTTTTGGTATGGGACAGTTCGAACCTAGCACAGTTCACGGTGTTTACGCCGATAGAGACGAAGCAGATTTGGTAGCAGAAGCGGTTTGTACTGAACTCTACAAGCATTTATCTGAGATTGAAAGTAAAAAAGACACAGTTTTAGAAAAAATCGATAAACATATTAATAGACTTCAGAAAGAGATTAATGCTCATATGAGAGATGCTACTCAAATCCCTGAAATGTCTGAAAAACATCACGACTTGGCAGAAAGAAAGATGCATGTCATTAGAGAGTTGCGTAATAAACACAAAATGGTCAGATCGGCCAAGAAAGAATTACCTAAAAAAGACGAAGAATAATGGAACAGTTTGGAACATTTATTGGAACTTTGATGCAGAGTCGTAATCAGGCTCACATTTACCATTTACAGACAACTTCGTTTGCACAACACATGGCATTGCAAGGATATTACGAAGGTATTATACCGTTGATTGACGGCCTAGTTGAGTCCTACCAAGGTGCTTATGGAATACTCCGTAATTATAAGATGGCCAGTAATATCAAAGAGGACGATAATCCCGCAATGTACTTCGAAGGGCTTTATAAATTCTTTGAAGCAATTAAACCCTCACTTCCTCAAGATTCTTTTCTCGTAAATCAGTACGACGAAGTAGGAAGCCTGTTACAATCTACTAAATATAAGCTTAAATTCCTACACTAATGTTAGACGAAAAGAAAGGTACATGCTGTGGTAAGTGTGGACACGTTCACGTAAAGGGTACTAGTTGCCCTAAACCTTTTTTAACAGGTAAGAGCCACTGTAATAGAAGACAAAACGAAATGCATACCATGGCCGACGATGGTCCTGACGAGTTTCATCAAGTAAAAGCAGATCATCAAGAGGGTTACGAAACAGAAAATTACTGTCCTTCTTGTCTTGCAGAATATCTTCTAGAATACGAAAATAAACT